TTATTTCTTTAAACTCAGCTATCCTTTCGGTTCTCACACTTGCACAGCTTGACATCGCTGCAACAAGGATTATTAGTACTATTCTCATATCGTTTGTATGTATGTTGAAGCAGTATAGCTTCCGTTAGTTTGTCGATACTTTTGCGTATCTCCTTTAGTTCGTTTCTAAGTCCGTTAGACTTAATCTTTAATTCACTCATTTCTTCTTAGCAGGTTTGTTTTTGCCTTGTTTCTGCGCCCTTGTGCAATGGCTATATTTACCCCTTCTGTTTAGTGACTTCCCCATCTAATGTATTTCCTACTGTGCTAGTTGTACAACCAAACGACTTCAGCGTCTTTTGAGGTATCATTGTCAATATGGATGAAGGTTCTTCCAATTCCCACTCTGTGTATCCCCAACTTGAATATCTCTTGTAGTAGATTGTGTCTATCCCTCGAACCTGAACAAGCAATATCAACCGCAAGTCCTGACAAGTGTGCGCTATCGGATTTTCCACCCGCCTTTCGATTCTGTTCCTCCGTACGGAATCCTGAGTTAATATGAATGGGTTTTCCAAATCGTTCTCGAAGGAGGTCAATCTTGTACAAGAAGCCACTATCCATAAACTTGCCACTACCTTCAAGGTCTGGCGAATCAAATTCATCAATCGTAAAGTACTTTAGTTGCATTATTTTGTTATAATTAGTAATAAGAATAAAAGAATTATACCAATAGAAATCACCAAGAATCTATCGTAAGCACTACCATAGTACTTCTCTCTTATCCACTCTTTTGACATTAAATAATATAATCTAATCTTATTCATCATTTACTGTTTTTAAGTGTTTTTTCTGCCATATCTCTGTCATCGTAATCCAATGCAGCTTTCAATATAATCTTATCCATCATATTGTCTTGATTGTCTAGCATTTGCTTTTGTAGGTCTATAATCATAGCCTCTAAATTATCCTTAGCCTTGACCAACATATCTATTTGGTTTTCCTTCTTCTCTAGGTTTTGCTTCAACGCTTGTACATCATCGGGCTTGCTGCCAGTAATCGTACTCACTACAATACCAATAGAAGCAGAGATTGTACCAATCATCATCATCACCACTTCCTTATTTGTTTCCAGTACAGGGTACTGAATTAAGGCAACTATAATACCCATTATCACAAGGAATATGAATAAACTCCCAGCGTAGTGTCTGATTTCTTTGGCTACTCCGTTTTTTGGTAGGTTCATTTAACTTTTTTGTATATGCTGATTATTGTATATGTTATTGCTAATAATAGAGAAACACTCTGCAATATAGGGTTGGCTTCGCTTACACTAATTCCAAGTGCAAATAGGTTCGTTGCTGCTATCTTCAAATCTTCCATTAGTTTATTACTTCTGCGTACAACTTAAATACCTCATCTCCATCTAAGGCTCTATCAAGTATTCTAACTTGGTCTATTTGTCCATTCCAAGCACTATAACCAGATGATTTTCTAGGGGAATTTCCTATTTCAAAATCACTACCACTGCTAAATGTTGTGTTTGTGGTTGTGTCAGCTGTCCCTGCTGAACTTAATGGTGTGCTGTCTAGATACACGCTATATGCTCCATTACTCATTGTAAGTACAAAATGATGCCAAGTGTTTAGTGTGAATGTACCCGATGAACCGAAAATGTTTGCACCCGCACCACCAGTTCTGCCATCTATCGCTACCTCTAATTGTCCATTAGGATGCACTGCAAGATATATATCCTGAGAAGTAGAATCCCAATTACTAAAAAACCAAGTATTTATTGAAATGCTTTGTAGATTTAGCCACATTGATATGGTAAAGTTATTCGTAAGTGAAGATATATTTGTATCAATACTACTACTTCCAGCACTACTTCCACCACTAAAACTAGCAGCATAAGTACCAAATAAACCGCTACCACTTGTGAAGGTTACATTATTAGCAGCTCCATTGTTACTTCCAGTAGAATCATTTGCATTATTCTCTAACTCATAAAAGGCTTCTTCACTATTATCTCCAAATGGGTCAGAAGCATTCTTTGTTATGTAGGCTTGCTTTTCATTGTATAGATTTGCCACTTCAGTAGCATCTAAAAGCAAACCATAAATTCTAACTTGGTCAATCTTACCATCAAAAAAACCACCTGCACCTGAAACATATGCACCAATAGTATCACCTTGACCAGCAACATAAACATTCCCAATAGCAAGTGGACTTCCTTGTGCCACACCATCGAAATAAGCAATCATATTACCCCCTGCTTGGGCAGTTAGGCAAATGTGATGCCAGTTACCCACAGTAATTAGATTTTCATTTAAATTTATTACCTTATTACCTCCATCGTAAAACTTAAACTCTAGTCTTTGACCTGCTGAATATCCTGAATTTATTGAAATCTCAATTAGCCTATTTTCTCTAAGGCTTATAATAGTCCTATCTCCACTTAAAGTGTCTGCGTTTATCCAAGCTGATATTGAGATGTCTGCTGATACACTTGAAGGAATATCGGTCAAACTCACATAGCCGCTAGTACCATTAAACACCGCAGCAGTACCAAACCTACCAAATTCATAGGTTATATTAGATTCAGTACCATCGTAGTTTGTTGTTTCATCGTTGGCATTACCATCAAATTTATAGTACGCAGTAATGGTGTCTTGATAGTTTAATGTATCTGTTGTAGGTGTATAAACAGTAGCAGTTTCTCCGTAAAGAGTAGATACTTCTGAAGAAGATAGTGCTTTGTTAAACATTCTTACTTGGTCTAATTTCCCTGTAAAATAGTAACTCCCATTACTTCTTCCCAATCTCGCTCCAGTGCTTAAACCGTAAGGCTTATTCGTTGTAGTTCCAATAGAACTTCCATTAACAAAAACTTCCATATTTATAGAAGCACCAAATGCTGATGCAGTATAAGATGATGCCCATCCTGTCATATTTATTACAATATGATTCCACTGAGATGTAAGTGTAGTTGAATTTAATAGGATATTTTGGTTTCCTGTGTTGGCTGTAATGCTATTAGACCCTGTGCCATAGGCATAAGGAACTATAACACCATTCCTGTTATTAATCATTAGAATTGGGGAAGTGCCACCTGTGGCATCTGCTTCCATCCAAAATGATATAGCAATATTATCACTATTTTGCGATAGTGATGTTTGTATGTATGAACTACTGCCATTAAAACTAGCACCCCAGTTTATTTGCCCATCTACTCCGAAATCAACATCGTAAGGTGTGCCATCATAATTACCACTAGTATCTGAACCATCGTAGTCTAACGTATAAAGAGCAACACCACTACCATCCCCAAATACATCTAATGTGTCAGAAGTACCACCGCTAGGTGCAGCAGCCGCAGCTTCTCCTATAAAAAGTCTTTTTCCTAAACTCATATTATGGTAAATCTATTGCAGGTGGGTCAAACAAGATAGGTGTCCATTTCACTACATTCTTTTTTGTAGTAAGGGCATTTACTTCTGTTTCTCTTTCTTCCACCTTTGCTCTGATATCACTTCTTTCGGTTGTTATTGCAGAAGGAGTCGCAGTACCTAATTCGGCTTCCCTTGTTATGTACCAATCCGTCTTGGATAGTTCTACATTGGCAAGTTCTTTTACTTTTGCTATCTTCTCTGCTTTTAGTTCCGATAATGTACCTTGTATTGTTTTATTAGACTTAGTTCTTTTAAATACACTATTATCAGCATCCCAAGTGATTTCTCCTAGAACCTCTACTCTAGGGTCATAAGAATCTGAAACAACATCATAAAACCCTTCTGCTTCTAATGTAGCAGTATCAGCTTTTCTGAAGTTCAATATTACACTACCATCACTCTTAGTGTAGGTGCTTGGTAATCTTTTGTACTGGACTATTTGCCCATTTATTTGCTTTGCCTTCATATTATGGTGTTGTATCTGTTTCGTAAGTGTTAATTGAGTAATTTAAAATAGCAGCACTATCTGTATCGTCTACACAAACTACTTGTAAATGATTCGTTTTAGAAGTATCAAAGTCAGTACTTCCTACTTTGCTTATTACAGATGTTGTAAAGCTATCTGCTAATGTTATAACTGCACTTGATAAATCAGAACCTGAAAGTAAAATATCTACTACTTGACCAGTTTTTAAATCGTTTAGATTTAAGGTTACATTTCCTAAGTTACCAGTAAGATTAAAAGCAGCATAGTCATCACATTCTAAATCAATAGGGCTAGTGGTTGAAGATATTGTCTGCACTCTAGTATATCTGTTGGCTAGTTGGTCATGACCTACACCATTATCAGCAATCTGAATATCATCTGCATTTACAGCAATACCAGTTCCTGCACCTACTGCTAAAGAAGCATCTCCACTTGTTGCATCTCCAGTAAGACCATCACCAGCTACTACGCCAGTAATATCCCCCGCTACAACCCAAGTGAACCCACCACTTGTATGGTCATAGGATAATACATAATCATCAGTCCCAGAGCCTGAGGTGTTTGTTGTTGAAAGCTGACTTGCTTTTATAGCTAGTGTAGTACCAGATAAGTCCTGAGTATCTCCAGTGTAAGTTTGCCCGTATATCTCAGCAAACATCTTTCTTACCTTTACGAATGCAGCTCTCAGCTCATCGCCTGTTCCGTCATTAGCCGTTGTTCCTACATCTAAATTTTGTGATGCCATATCTTAATTTTTAATTATTCATACATGATGGCTCTGAAGCTATATCAATAGTAGACTGGTTGGAGTCATCTCCCCACCAACTACTACAATATATTACAGCCCAATTTATTGTGTTTGCCATTATACTTCTGTTTCGTCAATTCTTAACCCGATAGAGCTAATAATGAATTTAGTTATGCTTATTACTAAGCTACTTCCTCCTGCTATAATAGGATAAATAATACCCCACGCATTATCTTCATTAGCGTTGCCAAAGTGACTCTTACTATAAATACTTCCCCAACTCACGTTTATTCTTTTTTAAATAACTAGACAATCGTATTTCGTTCTTTTTCTTTGGTTTATACTGTCTCTTGTCTTTTTGTCTTATAACACCCATCCTTGATAATTGGTTTGCTTATCAGGATATATATCCTCGTTGTTATTTGTGTAATATTCAGGAAACTTAGACGATGCATTAAAGCTCATGTATTCCACAAATCTAGTAGCGTAATACTCAGCATAATCCCTTTCCCTAGCGATCAATGAATCTATTTCGTCTTTAGATGCTGTTTCACTATTCTCTGAGCCATGTTTAAAAACACCACCATTAGCTATTGTGTATGCGGCAAACGGAAGGTACTCAGCCATTGCGAAATGAATCAACATAGGCTGTACATGATCATTAACTAAATCCAAATAGTCCCCCGTCAAGTCATCATCAATAATATCAGCAGATATTTTATCATACAAATCCGTACCTAAGTAATTTCTTACATGAACCTCTTGAGCGATCTTTATAAACTGAATGAATTTGTCAGTGTCTATATTGCCGTTTAAAGCCGTATTCTTTACTAGGTCGCTTCTTTTGATAAATAGTGCTGTTGCCATTATTCTTCCATTTGTTCTTGTTCTACGTCATCTTTTTTAACCCCAGTTTCTTTCTCAATCTCAGAATCAGTTACAGCGTTTGTTAAGTCAGTGAATTCTAGAGGCTGCAATGTTTTGAAGTATATATCTAGATTTATGTCATTGTAATCTAAGAGCTGCTCAAAAGCATCTAAGATTGTTACCTGCATCGGTCTAATAACAGTGTTATCCATTAGTAGGGATGCCGTCTGGAGTTCGTCAGCATTATTACCCAAGCCTGAATTATCTTTTATACCTACAAGCATTGGTGAAACAATTCGATGAGATACCATGACCTTCTTCATCGACTCGTCTGATAAAAACTGGTACTGCTGATGAGCGTCATTGAGAATGACCGGCTCTATAGTGGCTGCCAATTCCTTTGAATCATTGAATGCCAAGATGAATTTACCTGCGTTAGAAGAACCTGAGAACTTCTCATAGATAGCTCTTTCGATTGAATCTCGCTGCTCTTTATCAGGAGTACCATTATTAAAGTTTATGAGCATACTAGGAGAAAGACCATTCTGGATGTTGCTTATATGGTAGTTAGCAATCTCCTCTTCAAGCTCCGCATATTGTAACCCTCCCTGATAATCTACTGGAGAGTAGTAATAGAATCCTGCCCTGTAAGGCTGAATGTAAAGAATCTCTATAGCAGAGTTACTTTTGCCAAAAGCCGGTATTCTCTTAGGAGGGTTATTCTTCTTTACTTCAGACCAGTCTGGAGCATAGTAATAAGCCTGTACCTCTCCATTCGCACTAGATTTCTCAGCTCTTATAGTTTCAATCGGCATATGCTCTACCTGTGCTATCTTAGACCTGTCTTTAGTGTATATCACTTGAACTGCTGCCTGTCCCATCATCTTGTAGTCATAGCAAACTTTCTTTACGCAATCCTTTCTAAGCAGCTCCTTCATCTCTGAGTATGCCTCTGAATTTGAATCTCCGTCTGTAGCGTCTAAACCTCTGCCGTAGATCATCTCAGCAATACCATTAACAGCAGCATTGTTTGTTGGAGATCCGTTGTATCTGTCTATTAGATATGAGAAGTAATCGTTATCCTCCCCGTACTCAACCCAGTCCTCTCTTTTGTTTTCTATTATTCTTGGGGCTGTGTATGAAGATAGATTCACAACATGAATACTATCCTTTGCTTTTATGGCAACCTTGTTTGGCGTATGCTTTCTTCTACTCATTATATTATTACATAATCGTTATCATAACTATCTTCCTCTGTGTATTCCCCTTCATTAATGAAATACTTGTCTAAGTTACTCTGATCTGTGCAGAATATCAAACCTCTGTAGATATCATTAGACCCGTCCTTGACTTTGAATGAATACATAACCCCCTCTTTCAATGAAAAAGAACCCGTAAGAACCATATAATCACCTGAGGTGGTCTTAGTTACAGACACACTTGATGAAACACCAGTAGACTTATTGGTTATGGATAACGTAGGGGTTTCTGCGTCACTCCTAGAAATTACCTTTATAAACTGATTATCTGTGGAAGTAGTCAGTATTTTCATACTAAAGTAACTAAAATATATCTTTTTGTTTTAAGCAATAAAAAAGGGTAACATAAAGCTACCCTCTTTAAGATGTTACAATAGATAATCTTATGGAGTTCTTTGTGTTGAAGCCGAAGCAGTAGCACTAGACATTCCTGCAAACGGATCAGCAGAAGTTGGCGAGTCTACGAAGTTAGGCATAGTAGTTTCGTTAGCCGTAAGAGTCAAAGTGTAACCTTGCAAGTCACCCATAGCAGTACCAGTCACAGCAGTTCCTCCTGTTACTTCAGCACCATGCTCTCTTCCGATCAACAATACCTTTCCATCAAAAGTCTCAATAAAGACGTGAGGTCTTCCGTAAGACATCAATTTCAATTCTTTATTATCTTCCTTTGTCAATTTGTGAAGTGTTACATTCACAACCTGCTCAAAGAAAGTAGTTCCATTCTCCAATGAAGTCTGGATATTGGTTTCTAAGGACGAGTTTCCTTTAACATCGTAAGTGTGGAAAGAGAAAGTGCCACTTAGATCTGTCACCTCATCATCTGAAAGAGTAACAGTTCCTAAATCGCCAAAATCCACAAAGTGAATTTTTCTTACACCACCTACGGCATCCTTACAGGGTTTTAAACGTCCACCAGTTAAATCACAAGCCATAGTATTTTATTTTATAAAAAAGGGGCAGGTAGTAAACCACCTACCCCTTCTTATGTTTAACAATTAATTATTAATTAGCGGAGTTTGTAATTCCGTAAGTAACGATATCTTCTACGTTTCCGTATTGTACACCTGCTGTGAATCGCATAACGACTCTAGCATTCTGGCTTCCGTCAAGATCAGCCATGTCTAAAACCTTAACCTCATTATGGTCAGATAGCAATCCCGTTCCAAAGAATAGGTTGGATTTCTCTGCCGCAACAGCAGTGTTGTCAGCAAGACCGTTGGCAACAAACAACTTAACACCGTCAAAGCTAAGGCTTCCGTTGTTCCACCATTGTGTACCTTGGTCATTTGTACCGGCAGCACCTAATCCTGAAGATCCGAATCCTCCTAATGCACGAACATAAGCTCTTGCCATATTCTGAGATACATAGATGTGAAGGTCTTCAGCCCCATACAAGCTAGAAGGGATAGCATCAACAATGCTTCCGATCTGAGCAATCACGTTAGAAGACGTTACAGTAGTACCTGCAACTTCTTGTCCGGCAGGAAGGGCAGCATCCAATGCAATCTGAGTGGTCAATCCGTTGAATTCTCCATTGTTAGAAGTGTCTCCTCTCCAGATGTTAGTTTCAGTTTTCTCAGCAACCTTAGCAGCAATATGACCAATCAAGAAATCAGCAAATTTCGGTGGTACGTTGTTGTAGGCAGAGAATCCCATCTGTAGAGCTTCCCAGTCAGAAGCAAAATCTTTCTTACAGATTTGTAGGTTAACTTGTTGCTCTTCCGGTTGTAGGATTCGCTCAGTCAATGTTAAAGTAGAAGTAGGGTCGAAATCACAAGTTGCATCTTTTACGATAGCATCTGTGGATAATTTCTTAATCACCTCTTTAAACTTTACATTTGGTTTTACAGTGATACCACCGTTAGCGATAGTAGCACCTTCTAGCAGGGCAGCAGCGATATATTCACCGGCAAACTCACCTGCATAAGTTGTAGTAATTGAAGTAGTTGTAGCCATTTCTTATTTATTTATGTCTTTTTAAATATATTATTATTTGTTTCCTATTCTAGACATTACTCTGTCTAGTGTGCTTTGTGGTTTGTTAGAACCGTAAGCAAACATCTTCTTTTCGTTGGTCTCAGCGTCTGGAGAGTGCTTGATTGGCTCAGCGGCAGGTTCAGCAGATAGCTTCTCGATCTGAGCTTCCATTGCTTCCTTCTCTGTTTTATAACCTCCCATTTCCTCATCAATCATCTTCTTTAGCGCTTCGATTTCAGCCTTAATACCTGACATAGCAGATTTAAAGTCATCCTCCTTGACATATCCCTCCATCAAGTTTACGTCTTCTTCTACTGACTCCTCAGTCTCTTCTTCCAATTCAACTTCCTCAGAAACCTCTTCTACGGCTTCTTCTGTAGTCTCTTCGGAAAGTTCAGTAGTGTCTACTGGCTCTTCAATCGCTACTTCCTCCTCAGGAGCAACAACTTGTTCTAATACCACTTCTTCTTGAGCGATATCTTGTGCAAGTTCATCCTCCTTAGCAAGAGCAGACAATTTGAGCCAAATCTCATTTAGTAGTTTTGTACTCTCCATGTTCTTTAATGTTTATATAAGTAATTGATTTAAAAATATGTGTTCGATTTTTAATTGGCAGCCTGACAAGTGGCACAGTCATCATAAACTACTGAAGCTGTATTGATATGTACCCCTTCTGAATGACGAGTTGATGTTATTGTGTAGCAATGATTATGATTATTCTCTAACGTTAGATAATAAACTTTTCCAACTGTTAAAGTAGCATTGTGAATGTGAACGTGACGAACGTGCCCATCTGAACAAGAAGTGACTGTATATCCATTCCAGCTATCAGCTAAACTTTCACCTGTAATATTACCTATTCCTTGGGCTTGTAAAGACCCATCACAACAATCGATAGAATATGTTTTTCCATCCGGACACAGACATCCCCTCTTTCCACCCCTAGGAGATGTTCTACTCGCAGTGTACTTTCTTCTTTTTCTCATTTCTTAGGTGATTTAGGATGTTTACTTGGAAGTAAGTCGTAATCAGTAGTGTATTTCGGGTTTTGAGGTCTACCGTTTCTTACTAAATAAAGAAATGCATTAACTCTAGCAAAGCCCCACTGAGAAGCACTACGGACTTTAGGAGAGTGACTAGTATTAAAAGCACCCAAACCACGCTGATAAACGCTAGACAACTGACCGACAGTAACACCATACCCCAGTTTCTCTTTATACTTCTTATTAAATTCATCTGATTTTCTTTTTAATGTAGCTCTATCCTTAGCGGATACTTTAGCTCCAGTTTTGCCCTTTGCAGAGCCTCTAGCAGATCCTTTTCCCTTCGGTGAAGTGTTTGGTGTGTCAGACGCAGGGGCTTTCTTAGAAGGCTTTATTTCGCCTTTCTCGCTAACCTTAGCCATATCAATCTCACCAAGATCCTTCAATTTACCTCTTGCCCATCTCAAAGCAGCTTTTCCTCCCCATGCATCGTACATCAATTTACCACACCCATCAGAGTAGCTTGTAGAAGACTCCAAATCAGGTGCGTGACGTGATAGGAAGCTATACATTCTCTTAATAGTAGATACTGTTATCTTTGATTTCGATGCTAATTGCGAGGCTCTGCGTTTTCCTACGGCAGTACCACAAGAACCCCAACCATTTTCTTTTACCCATTCTAATACTCTTTTTGCGTTATTAACGACACCCTCCGGATAATCACTGTAAGTCTCGAATTCATACTTTTGTGACTCAAGTAAATCATGTATCTCGAATAACATCTCCGCTGCTTCATTCTCTTCTACTCCAGAAACAGCACTCATACTTATCTTATCAGTAAAATACCCCTCAATAGAAAATCCTTTTACTAATCCTGTTTTAACATAATTATCCCAAACCTCATCGTTGTTTACCTTCATGCTCACCATCCAAGTGCCAACAGGCATTTCTAAACCGTACTTTCTAGACTTGTCATGGACTTCATCTTCTACTATCCAAGATTCTACAACAGTCAGCCCATTTAACTCAGCTTGATGTTCTAATGTTGACTTACTTTGATTGCCCTGTATCAGAAACAATTCAGAAGCTCGTCTAACTGTATCTTGGCTAAAGTATATATAATACTCGTCTTCTCCATCAGAACGGTATATTTTCTTATCAGGTATTAAAGCTGCCCCCATAAGGATTTTCTTTTCCTTATCTATTTCAGCTAGTTCAACCTTCTCTTGTTCTTTAAGTGCTACAAAGTGCTCCTCTATAGCAGGACGATCCACAATACTAATGGCATCTATACCATGGAATAGTGCATCTTCATCGATAAGTAATTCTATTATTTTCATATTATTAATTTCCTGTTCTTCTTCCGCCACCAGTACCGGCAATATTCGTTTGATTGTTGTCAAATTCCTGTTGGTTTGTTATATCCTTACCAACCACATAAGCTCTAACAGGCTGCCCCAATCCTGAATCTCCCACAGCCATAGCTAATTGATTAGTAGCAGAAGCACCAACCACATTAAATTCTGGAGCTTGTACACCTCCACCTGCCCCACCTGATGCTCCTCTACCTGAAGAGGGAACTTTAGGATTGTTAGGGTCAATCTTCATTATATTTCTGACCTGTGCGAATCCCATCAAACCTCTAGTTGCAGCGTATATTTCTCCCAAAGGAGGTGCTATTTTTAATGCTGCCGTAATGCCCTCATAGGTATTGAATAAAGCCATAGCTATAGCGGTAGCCTTACCAACGGCACTTTGCTGTCCAGACGCTTCAACTATTGCTTGACCCAAGTCTAGAAGTGCTTCTCTTTTTTCCCTTATCATCAACTGATCGTAATATGCGTTGACTTCTCTAAGTGCGGCTCTCTTCTTTATCTCATCATCAGTTGTTGCGTCAATTTCAGCTATTCTTTGCTGACGCTCCATTTCTATAGCTCCGGCTGCAAATTCTTGCTCTTGAACTAAAAGCCCCATGTTCTTTTTATGGAAGGCTGATCTTATTTTACCTAATTCTTTTATAGCCTCAATCTCCCTTCTGAGACTTCTAACAGGTAATTCCTCATAGTCTTTTTCCGGAGCATTTTTCTCAGCATCTTCCTTGGCTTTTCTTCTAGCTCCTATTTTTGCAGCTTCTATCTTGGCTAACAATATTTGATATTCCCTGCTTTTTACATACTCCTCCTCTTTAACACCTAAAGCCTCCTGTTCCTTTATGAATACTTGTAGTGCCATTTCCGCTAATTCAACAGGTGTCTTTTTACCTAATATCCTTTGGACGGCTAAATCTGTACCGAAATCAACAACCTCCTGAGTGACCTTATCTATTTTACCACTACTACTAAGTAATTGATCAATGAATTTATTTAATCCCTCAGGATCATGCTCAAAACTAAGCAACTTATTCTTATCAATCTCTACACCTAGTGCTTTTAATCTTTCTAAAGTCTTATCTATAAAATCAGTATTACCAAAAATCCTAAAAGGTAAATTTGCCTTTACAGCCAGTCTAAGTCTACCTAGTAGAGTTTTTATAGTGTCATCTTGATCAACAAGAGCCTCGTTGCTTTCTTTTATCTCTCCTTTTAAGTCAAAGAAATCCTTCCTTAGATTCTTAACCGCAGCACTAAGATCTGAAGTACCATCGCTCACCTCCTTAAACTTCTTTACTATCTTAGGAAGGAAAGACAAAAGTAATTGAACCCCTATGAGTACTCCACCAACACCGAAAAGAGACTTTTTCAAGTCTTGAAGAGCCGCACCCATGCCGCCCTTATTAGTTCTAGCAAATTCCTGACCCAATTCGATTATTCTCCCGATGTTGTTAGCCATACCTTGTATTCCGTATGCAGCATCAGAAGCAACACGACCTGATTCTATCAGTATAGCATTATTAAGACCTGATTGAGCCCTATTCCCTTTGTTAGCCTTAGCTAACCTATTTGTCGAGGTAGCTAATTCATCAACCCCTTTCTTGGCTTTGCTTAGAGACGGTGATACATTTCTGTCTATTACACCTATTTCAATTAATACCTTCTTACTTGCCATGCCAATATCTCTTTATTTGTTGTTTAGCCTCTTTCATGTTAGAGACAGCCTTATACTTTCCCTTAGCAATATCTACGTTCTCAGATACTCCGTACCAATCATCTCTATTCAATAAGTCTATAATCGTTTTTATCATTACACTATTTCGTCTGAGTTTAAGTTTATAAGTTCTAATTCCGCTTTTCCTGTGTTTAAATTAACCTCTATAGAATTAATCCGAAATATAGTATCATGTACCTTAAACTGGTCATTCAGCTTTAGGTTATGGAGTATCTTATGGTCTAGATAAGCCGTATACATGACTATTCTTTTACTCACATCAAACACACTGGTTATATATTTTGTGTAAAATTTATTGAATATAGAATTAGTGCTTAATCCATAATCCTTCAATTGCCATTCATCTATCTCGGCATCAAAATTAATACTGAATGACGGTGGTGTATCAGGAGTGCCATTTTCGTTACTGTTTGATGGTTTCCAATATGATGATAGTCCAGTTGGAGGAGATGTAGATATCCAATTTATATATTCTGTCGAATCCGGTATTGAGATGTTTATG